AAAATCATATATAAATATTTTGTTACAATAATTATATATGAGCAAATTTGTTTTATTTACAGAAGCCAAAAAGAAAAAAATTTTGCGCGATTTCTACGACATTGTTAAGGACAAACAAGCTATCAAAAATTATCCAATAGAAAAATTTGTAAGCGCATTATCGGGTACATTCAACAATGGATCAGATAAAACTAAGAAAGGGATGTATCAACAAATAATGGATATCCATAAAACAAAAGTTCTGCCAATAATCAAAGAAGATTCGTTTACGGCTTGGGTTAATCAAGCTACCGAACAATATGGATTAGAAGTGCGCGATATTATGGCGATGGAGTTTGGCCAAAAAATAAAAGTTATCTTGTTCGATCGCAATCTTGGCGAATATTTTGGCAAATACAATGTCGGTGATAAAATCAATCCTCGCAATGAAGGATGTACATATGCTGAATATATTCATGGGGAAGGTATCACTGGAATGTTATGTATGTATGAAATGGGTATCGTTCATGCTCCATTTACTTGGGAATTAAATCATGGTTGTGGTGGATGTTTTTGGGGACCACTTAACGAAGAAGATGATATTAGTAAGTTAAATCCGCGAACAAAAGTAGGATGGAGAGGACCATGTATCGATGCGAAGGATGCAAAATTTTTACCCAAAACTATAACTTTTTATGATACTTGGTGGAATGAATATTGTCCATATAGATACGACAACTATCTCAAAGTCAAAAGAATCAAATCTGCTCCAAAATGATCACAAATTTTATTTGATAGAATGGATTAAAAATATATCAAGTACAAAAAAAAAATTCATATCCATAAAAAGTGAAAAAATAAATGTCATGATCAGTGATCTTACACTATAATCAACAAAAATGTTAGCACTATACGACGACGCAATAATCAAAATAAGCGAAAAACTAAGAGATAAAGAAAAAATATATCTATCGATGACGTCAAAACAGTTAGACGATATGAAATTTAAGATGATATATACTGAATTTGTATCGATATCGACGATACGATTATTACCATATTTTGATAATTTTGAAAATATAGATATGTGTTCGTGTGATATATATCGGTATCCTAAAAGCGTTAAATATATTTATCTATCTACAGATCGATCAGATATACCATCATCTGTTACTCATTTAATGTTTGGTTATTCGTTTGATCAATCAATTCGAGATTGTATTCCGTCGTCGGTTACTCATTTATCATTTAGTTTTTATTTTGACCAACCGATAAAAATTCGTATTCCGTCGTCAGTGACTCATTTAAGGTTCGGTTATTGTTTCAATCATTCAATAAAAGATATTATCCCATCATCCGTTACTCATTTATTGCTTGGTGCCACATTTAATCAATCAATCAAAGGTAGCATCTCATCGTCGATTACTCATTTAACTTTTGATGCCGGTTTTAATAAATCAATCGAAGATTATATCCCTTCATCAGTTACGCATTTAACATTTAGATTTGGTTTTTATCAACCGATAAAAGGAATAGCACGATCAATTAAAAAAATAGTGTTACACAATGGATACAATTTAGATATAGATAAAGATATATTGTCACATGCTGTCGTAGAAAAATATTGATAATTAAATATTTTAGTTATCAATATAAAAAATCTCAATCGCGGTGACGATCAAATTATTGTGCAAATCTCGCGCCAAACATGCAATCTTGGCAGGAATATTGCATGTTCTTTCGATGATCCACATGCAAATCTCCGTCGATTACAAGTCTTGGTGATAATGTTCTTCGTATGATTATGATGATCAAAAAAATAAAATGCAGGATATCGCAACTATTAATAGAAAAAACAAATATTTGAAGAAACAACTTCAACAAAACCACAAAAACGAGATATTTGTGAAATGAGAGGATTAAAAAAGACTTGCACCATAGTCTATTGGTGCAAACAAGAAGTATGCACGCATACGAAAGGTGGATAGTATTTGATAATTAAATATTTTAGTTATCAAACATCATTACTCAAAATGATATCATTTTGATCAAGTCGTTCTTTACGATCATTAATTAACAATGCATCATATGAAATTTTGATGTCTCGACAAACATTAGCAATAACATTTGATTTATCTATCTCCAAGATAAAATACACTCCTCCCGGTATAATTTTAACATATCGGTGATGGATACAATCAATACATGAAATTGTACAATCTTCAACTGTTTTGATTCCAAATTCGATTTTACGGTCTTCTTGTTGACATAATACTTTACAATTTTTAGGACAAAAGTTAGGAATAAAAAATTGTACATTGGACATTGCGTCAACGTTACGTATCATGCGAATAGTTAGAATATAATGTGTGTCTGTCTCAGTAAAGAATAATATATTCGGCTGAACTTTCGCGAATTTACACAAAACAAAATCGGCATCATTTTCCACAAGTGCCATCATCATGGTTAGCATATTTTCGTTCGTTTGTTCGTTGATTCGACAATATTTTTTACTATCTATGACAACTTTTTTTTCAACCAATACATAAAACATTTTTGTGTTTTTGTTGTTATCGAATAATTTATATTTTATTTCGCCGTTTGATATCTCTATCATTTTATCGACATATTCTAAGCAAATTGATGCATATGGCGCTCGTAAACGTTGTTGAAACTTTTTTTTGAGGACTAATTCATTGTAACAAATTTGTAGTATCACATCACTATCCATTATTTGTTTCCATTGTTGTGTACTAAATAGAAAACAAACGTTTATTTGCGAATATTTAACAATACTACTAGGTATAATTGTCTCTCTCAAAAAAGATATTTTGTTGCACTCACTAGGATTCAATATGATTTCTTCAACAACGATATCATTGATAGATAATTTACAGCATGAACGATTGAACAATTTCAAATTTTTATCGGTAGGCGATATAAATCTGATACTAAATCCCTTCATATCTGGCATTGAATCGTTTATCGATACAGTCATGTTATTGATCAAATGAATAGGTATACTTACCTTTTTTTCTATCGTTTTCAAAATATTATCTTCGAAATCCTTCAAATAAATTTGTCTTTTTTTGATGTCAAGATCGATTTTATCCTCTTTCAAAACACTTTTTGCGGCGACTATATCGAAGTCACAGAATTCTCCGATATCCGACATTTTTTTGCTTATATAATTGGACAATACAAAATTATCTGAAATCAAACGCACAAAGTTAACTTTCTTTTCGTTGATAATTTTAAAAGGAATTGCACATATCGTTAATACTTTTTTTAATATTGCAAATGCTTGTGTTACGGATTCTATTTTATCGTTTGTTTTGTGCAAGTTGAAATCTTTAACAACGAATAGTTGTTTTATTTCCGACAACAAATTGTTAAGATTTTTAATAATTGTGATGTCCTTTCTTATCATGTCTAATGACACTTTGGATTGATAATCAGTTATTGATTTGATTCCATATATTGGAAGAAATTTGATATCAACAAAATGGATTTGTTTAACCGGATCTTTCATTTTTCATAATATACAACTATCTATTTATACGTATTATCTGTTGATGATCTCCTGAATTATGACACAAATCTCCTGCCATTTATAAATCTTGGCAGAAACATTGCGTGTGTCTTTAACGATCCATTGAATTCTTACGCAAATCTCCTGTTGATAACAAATCTTTGTGTCTAGCTTCGGTAACCCATTGAATTATAACGCAAATCTCTAGCCAATTGCAAAATTTTTGCAGTAACATTGCATACAACTTCAACGATCTATTGAATTATAACGCAAATCTCCAGCCAATTAAAGTCTTGGCTACAATATTGCGCGTTCCTTCAATGATTCATTGAATTCTCACGCAAATCTCCCGTTAATTACAAATCTGGTCAGTAACATCACACGTTCCTTCAATGATCTATTGAATTATGCTACAAATCTTCTACCAATTACAAATCTTCGCAGCAACGTTGCGTGTCCTTTGGCGATTAATTGAATTCTCGCGTAAATCTCCTGCCAATTACAAACCTTGGCAGCAATAGTGCACCCTTCAATGATTCATTAATTGATGATACAAAAAATTGAAATTTTAACTCTCAGGATATCTTTTCTAATATTATTACTATCAAAAATGTTTATTTTCCTATTATTTTTAGTAGCAAATTCTCAAATCTGCGGATACCAAAAAATATCCACAGTTACAAATTGTGCTGGTTTGGCGCGAAAAGATTGTGTCACATCCTTATATACAGGAAGTACACCACCATTTCAAGCTTGCGTCTGGTCTGGTTCATGTTCAAATCCAACAAGTGCAGGATGTGAGCCATCTTGTTTTGCAGGTGGCAGAATATCTGACACAACTTGTACTGGACTAGGATCAGGAGTTTGTAATCAAAAATACGCAGGTACGGATATTTGCTTTTGGAACGGAACCTGTGTCAGTGAAGAATGTGATAATACATGTACAGGTACATATCAAAAAGCAAGCACTTGTACTGGCCTACCAAAATACAAATGTGAATCTTATTATATCGATGATGGAACGAGTTATAAAAATTGCAAATATAATGGCGCATGTGTAGTCGGCGAAGGATGCAGTAAAATTTGCACAGGTTCTATAAGTACAACAAATTGCTCATCTATTCCGTCAGCACTAATATGTCCGATGTATTATGAATTAAGAAGCGGTGTAGCATATGAATGTGGTTGGAGCGGAAGTTGTAAATCCAAATATCCACAAGAATGTAAGGTACAATCACCAATTACACCATGTTCCGGCAGCACTCCATTTGCATCTTGCGCAACCCTTTATACAACTGCAGCAACTTGTGGCACCGGAAAATCTTGGTTCGATGTACCACGATTTTGTGTATGGAATTATGGTAGCGGAGTATGCGATAATGGTCCAATATGCTCGACATAAATGAATATTGATAATTAAAATTTTTTAATTATCAACATTATATTTACAAAAAATTGACTAATATTTTATTATATGAACCATAAATATCACCAATACTAAAATGGAATACATTAGATATAACGACATCTTTGGAGAAATAAAACAATGGTTGAGACCGATCGATCTATACAATTTTGTCCAAACGTGCAAAGTGTATCAAAAAATAATAACAATGAAAGATATCAAAATAAGTACAATATGTGAAATTGATAGACGTTTATACGCGATTTTTGGAACAGACTTTGATGAATTCAAGATTGTTTCCAAAAATTCGAAAGTTATTGTTGGTGGTTCATTTATGATACAATGTGTCCTGGGAGAAAAATGGGACGATGATATTTACGTACACGTCCATTTCAACGAATTAAACCATTTGTTCAGTGGAGTAACGGGAAAATATTTGTTCCAAGAGGAAAATTATAAATTTGGAGATGTGAACGACATGAAAATAATTGAATATATATTCTCCAAGTTTAGTCATGATTATATTATTGTTTACATATTTGATGATCAAGTGAATCAAGTCGTGTTAAACATATATGGAACGCGCATAGTATTCGGCTACATAGATTTTTTTAACTACATAAAAGAATGGGTATATGACGTCGGTAGAAATACATACCAATTGGGCGGTTCGTTTCAATATGTAAGTTTTCATAGAATAAACGAGATATTTACTAAACGCACTAATTTTTTTCCAGATTGTGTGCTGCATCGAAAATATAGAGCAAGGGGTTTCACATTTTATGATGCTTACAACAACATAGTATCCGATCGTGATATATGGAAAAAAATGAATATTGATATTATCAAAATTAAACCATATGATAACAAATCACCCGAAAAAAGGTTACAAATATTGGGTGGACAATCGGGTGGTTATGTTCATAAGGGTAATATTATAGCAGCCAGTTTAATTCCAGAAGAAAATTTATATATTGCCAATAGATGCCCCAAACGTAACGGTTATTTATATTCTTGTTTTTATGGTTCCGATACGGACTGTTTATTTAAAGAAATATATCCTGGAGTAGAACATTTGCATTATTTTATTGATCATCATCAAACCCTATTTGTTATTGATACATGTAGCGAGGTAAATAATTCTATTGAATTATCATAATTCATCATCAACGATGATAAATTATTAAAAAAATGATTATTAATCCTTCAGGCACATGCTATCGTATTTTATATAATAAAGATGCAACGGATTATCTATGGCGATCTTTTGGAAGTACTTAAACGGTCGTTAAAACCGGTTGATCTATATAATCTTGCCCGAACGTGCAAGAGGTACAAAAAATCCATATCGATTGGATGTATCAAAAAAAGTACAATGGATGAAATCAACAGGAGATTGGGGATAATTTTTGGAGAAGATCTAGACGAATTTGTAGCTATTTTTCGAAATTCGAAAGCTGTCATTACTGGTTCGTTTATAACACAATGCATGTTGGGAGAATATTGGAAAGATAGCAATATTAAAATAATTGTTAATTCAGACGAATTGAATGAACCGTTTGATCACCGACAACTTCTGAGACCTGAATTTCAAGACGCAAAACATAAATTTAGAAACGATAAAAAAATAATCAAATATATGTTTTTTAAGTATCGAGTCGTCGAAGCTATGCCATCTAATCATCAATGTATGTCGAACATCGTATTCGAAGTAAACGAAACGCGCATAATGTTTGAAACAGCAAAACAACACAAATACGACATCTGTAAAAATACGTACGATTTAGATGGTTCGATATTTATTTACAAAATGAATGAAATATTTGCCAAGCGCGCTAATTTTCAGCCAGATTGTATAATGCACATGAAATACAGAGCAAGAGGATTCTCATTTTACGATATTTGTGGAGAGTCAGTTACAGATTATAATATATGGAAAAAATTGGATATCGATTTTGTTAAAATTACACCGTATGATGATAGGTCACAAGAGAAAAGATTGCAAATATTGTCAAACGATCGCAACGAATATGATCTACATAAATATGTCATTAGTGAGTGTTGGGCTGGAAATTTATATATTGTTCATGGTGATCAAATACCAGGAAGCCATTTGGTCTCTTGTTTTCGTAAACGTATTACCAACGCATGTTTGTTTAAAGAAATATATCCTGGAGTAGAGCATTTGCATTCTTTTGATGACAATAAACAAACCTTGCTTGTTATTAATACGTTTGATTTGCTTGATACAATCCATTAAAAAAAATAACTCGCCTATTAATATGTTCATTTGCGCAAAATATGGCACAATTCTTGGTAGCAATGTTGCATGTGAATTCAATGATCTATTGAATTCAATGATCTATTGAATTCATATGCAAATCTCCAAATTACGATCTTTTGCGGCAACATTGCATGCAACGTCAAAGGATCAGTGAATTCATGTGCAAATTCCAGTCCTCCACAGCAATATTACATGCAACTTCAATGGATAATTTGATTCATGTGCAATTCTCCAGCAAATTACAATCCTTCGCAGCAACATTGCATGTATCTTCAATGATCCATTGAATTGACATGCAAATCTCCTATAAATTACAATCCTTTGCGGCAACATTGCATGTATCTTCAACGATCCATTGAATTAACATGCAAAATCTCCTGCAAATTACAATCCTCGCAGCAACATTGCATGCATCTTCAATGATCCGTTGAATTAACATGCAAATCTCAATCCTTCGCAGCAACATTGCATGTACCTTCAATGATCATTGAATCGACATACAAATCTCCTGCAAATTACAATCCTTTGCAGCAACATTGCATGTATCTTCAATGATCCATTGAATTAACATGCAAATTTCCTGCAAATTACAATCCTTTGCAGCAACATTGCATGTGACTTCAATGATCCATTGAATTAACATGCAAATCTCCTGCAAATTACAATCCTTGCAGCAACATTGCATGTGACTTCGATGGATGATCGAGTTAACATGCGAATTACAATCCTTCGCAGCAACATTGCGTACATCTTCAATGATTCATTGAATTGACATGCAAATCTCCTGCAAATTACAATCCTTCGCAGCAACATTGCATATATCTTCAATGATCCATTGAATTGACACACAACTTCAACAAAAATTGAATAAAAAACATCTAAAATTATCACATCCACCAAAACAAATACAAATGTCTAAATATAAATCTCTAATCCATAAACTTTTACTTATCAACAAAATTATTAAACATCGCGATGTAGGATCTCTGCTCAAAAAAAATCTCATTTATTTACAATTCCAAAAAATAATATTAATTGATGATCTAAACATCATTAGTCATGCGTTCGAATATATTTATCAAGCAACGAATTTTCATCATATCAAATATAATGGGTCACCATACTATGAAACAGAAAATATGTGGAGAGTGCATAATATTAAAAAAAGAGGACTATATGATCTTGATTATCATTGTGATGGACATCACGAATGTACACGACCGTATCCACAAATTTATCCAATAAAAGGAGATAAAGTTAAATATATAATAGAACCTAATCTTGATTTTCGAATACAATATGATGACCTTCGCGAATTTGCCACACAAATATTACCATATGATATTAAAAATGTATTATTTGTAGGATTCGATAAAAGGACTATCGTAAATGAGCATGGAGAGAACTTTGATCGTAGAGGATCAAACCACTGTAATGTTTACTTGCAGATGTTTGATAAAGTTTCGATAAAGAAATGTGTAACGTTACATAATTTAGCAATAGCATTTTATTCGTTGAAATCGCATAAATGGGACAAACGATGGGAGATGTTTGGTAGCGCGGTGACAAAGAGAGAGGAAAATAACATAAAAGTGTTTTTAGGATTTGATCATAATCGGTAGCAACATATTATATAATCACGCAATAAAAAATTAGATTTATCATTGCGTAATAATGATCAACGAACACTGACCTCCTCTTTTTGTTTCACAATGAATGATGGCGACACTACCCGTTATTAAAAATGGGCATATATTTGTATCCGAAAAAAATTGATAATCCAACACACACACAATCTTAATATTTATTTGAAACTAAAAATGTTATCACTTATGTACGAGGATGTTATAATTAGGATAGCAGAACATTTGGACGATAGAGAGAAAATAAGTCTGTCTTCATCAACAAAATTATTGGACACATTAAAATATAAATTTATATATCAGAATACTATTTCAATAGAAAAAATAGAGGAACTACCTTACTTTGATAATTTTCGAAGTATTACTATGAGTACATATTCACAAGTACGATATCCTAAAAACGCAGAGTATGTTTTTTTTCTAGCATTTACGACAAGAGTTCCAAAATTCGTTACACATTTACGTTTCGGTGATGGGTTTGATCGACCTATTACTAAAGATTGTATTCCAAATTCGGTAACTAAATTAGTCTTTGGTCGTAATTTTAATCAATCTGTCAAAGATTGTATTCCAAATTCGGTAACTAAATTAGCGTTCGGTTGTAATTTTAATCAATCTGTCAAAGATTGTATTCCAAATTCGGTAACTAAATTAGCGTTCGGTTTTAATTTTAATCAACCTGTTAAAGATTGCATTCCAAATTCGGTAACTAAATTAGCGTTCGGTTTTGATTTTAATCAATCTGTTAAAAATTGTATTCCAAATTCGGTAACTAAATTAGTCTTTGGTCATCGATTCAATCAACATATTAAGGATTGTATTCCGGATTTCGTCAATAAATTAGAATTTGGTGAGTGCTTTAATCAACCAATCGATAATTGCATTCCGCAAACAGTTACAGAATTGATTTTCGGTTATAATTTTTGTCACCCCATTGAACATCACATACCTCTATCTGTCACTAAGCTAGCATTGGGTAGTATTTTTTTTTATTCTATGAAAGATAGTATACCAAGTACAGTTACTAATTTGATCGTTAGCAAGTATATTTTTAATAACGATACATTACCGAGAGTTACTCATTTAACATTTGGACAATATGACCGTTCCATATTACAAAAAAATACTATACCTTACTCAGTGACGCATCTCACATTTGGAGATAGTTTTAATTCAAATGTGAAAGGATGCATACCCAATTCTGTGACACATTTAGTATTTAGTGACATTTTCGATAAAAGAATAAGAAATAGCATTCCGGATTCAGTCACGCATATTACATTTGGTAGCAAATACAAACGATCAATAAATACTCTTCCATCATCTATCAAAATGATAAAACTACCTAAGTCATATCCGCGCCAGATAAAAAATTCTTTGGCTGCAAAAATTGTTTGGTTTTAGGTCAGAAAACTTTTTCATATTGCGTTTGAATAAATAGTGCTAACAATCAACTAAAATTTCGTTGGTTGTTAAAAATATAAATCTTCTGCAAACACAGAGTCGGAATCTAAATAAAAATTAACAACATAATTCATTTCCGATACTTTGAATAATCGTACAATAAAATGGAAACGAGCACATCAACAGGCGCAGATATCAAAACAGAAGAAAGAAAGAGGAACCTGTGTTTGATGTGTTCGAATATTTAAAAGATATGTGTGACAACGCAGAATATCATTTGAGACGTATAATAATGACATCGTTGCGACTGCAGCAACTTGGATTTAGCGAATGCAGAGGTTGATCGAAAACGATAGGACAACTTATCAATTGTAAGATCATACAATAAAAAATTGAATTTATTATTGTATGGTGGACGCAATCTTAAGAAAAAATAATATACCAAAATTGAAAAAAATAGAATATAATAATATCTAAAGAACATGAACGATTTCAAAGAAAAATATAAAACGTATAAACTCAAATATTACGCGTTAGAAGATCCATCAATATTAGAGCAGGTCAAAAAAGAATTAGACGAAACGTTAAAAAATAACACGGCAATTGATTTTGAACATAAATACAACAAATACAAGGCCAGATATCTTGACGCAAAACGAAAACGATCGATCAATATGATCACGCCGATTAAAGATGGAATGTCGTATAATGAAGCAAAATCAGCAATTCTAGATTACCTGAACAAATATGTTTTCATCAAAGGAAAAGAAATATACCCCTTTATGCACCTGAGATGCGGAAATAGAAAAAATAACAAAGATATTGATCCAGAAAAAGAACCAGAACAATATATTAATGCGTTTACGTTAAAAGATTGTGTACATACGCGAACATACGGCACACGAGAGATGCAATATATTACGTTGAAAGATGAAACCGAATGGATTAGAGGAGCAGGTGGTATCGGAAGACTCATTGGTGCTAATTATCTACAACGGGTTCTTTCTGAAAATAAAATATCATATTGGGATGGTGTCAGAACTGCTTTCGTGCGGCTAAATATTGACAAAGATACTATTAAATTTACTCTTTCGCCGTCAAGAAATAATGAAACGTTGTTAGTTGATTCTAAAGATTTTACTACCTTTTCTTTGTTTGTCCAAAATTTCGGTATGGGTCATATGAATGATGATGCCAAAAAATATTCTATAAATGATATACAAAAAATTACAGGTTATACCGATTGGGGCGACGGCGCGAATGTAAAAGTAGATCGATACGGTGATGCATATATAATTGATACAGAATACGGAAGTTTTTCATATGACAACATAGATAAATTATCTGATAAAACTAAAAATGAGTTGATCGATAAAACGTTTGAGTTTAATATTGATCAATTTCAGAATTTGCGTCAATACGAAACCTATCGCAAGGTTTGGAACGCTAAACGAATGAATGAACCTAAACAAGTTGTAGTTGTGCCAAGAGCGAAAACTATATTAGATGAAGATGATTGATGTCGATAAATAAATATTAGTTATCAACATTATAATAAATAATCTAATTTATTTAACAGTGCATTCAATTTATATAACATAATGATGATTATGTTATACAAATTTACATATCACGGAAAACATCATCTTTCAACATAGAAACAATAATGTCAATACCAGGTTTCATGTACGTATCAGAATCAATATGATGCACATGTTTCCGGATATGATGATGAATATGATGTAATCGTGTCGTCGTCTTTTCTTTAGTGAAATCTAACGCTTGGCAGGCAGAAAATAATTCAAGAGCAAGAACGGTCAATGCATTTTCTACAGATTGTCGCGCTTTTCTACAACTCCATCCACTCATCGAAACGACAGATTCACATCCATTGCACGTTGGAATATTCCCAACTGACGCTGGATTCGCTAATTGTCTGTTTTCAGATGTTAACGCTGCACTAGAATATTGCACAATCATAAGACCAGAATTGAGTCCAGCATTTTCTGTCAAAAATTCTGGTAAGAATCCATTCAGCGCAGGATTCATCAATCTATCGGTTCGTCTCTCACTAATATTGCACAATATAGACATAGCATATGCGATTAAATCTGTCGCCATTCCCATATACATGCCATGAAAATTACCGCCAGAAATAATTCTATCATGTTCAGGAAAAATCAACGGATTATCATTAGAACTATTCATTTCTGTTTCAATATGCTTCTTCGCGAACATCAACGCATCATAAACTGATCCGTGAATTTGAGGTATACATCGTAAATCATATGCATCCTGGACTTTTTTAGCAGCATGTGTCTTATTAATGTCAGATGGTTCTTCTTTTTCAAGAATATAGCCACTGATTTCGTTGGCTACATGTATTTGTCCAGTGTGAGGTTTAACTGCATGAACTAATGGATCGAATGCTTTGTGAGTTCCATGTAATGCTTCTATGGACATCGATGCAATCATATTACTCTGATTAAATGTTTTCATTGCATCATGTATCGCAAATACAGCATGAGAAGTTATAAATTGAGTACCATTATTGAGTGCCAATCCTTCTTTTTCCAAGAGTACAATTGGTTCTATTGCTAATTTTTTCATCACTATCGCTGTATCAACGTATGTATTGGTATCAACATCTAATGATTTACCTTCGCCCATCAATCCCAATATCAAATGAGACAGAGGAGCTAAATCACCTGATGCACCAACGGTTCCTTGTTCGGGCACCATTGGGATAAGATTTTTATTTAATGCTTCAACAATTTTATTTGCAACTTCTAATCGAACGCCACTGTTTCCGTTACAAATACATACCAAACGGATTAAGAGCATGCTTCTGACCAATTCGGGTGCAATAGGAGTGCCCATTCCAACAGCATGAGATCTTATTAAATTTTGTTGCAATTGAACTGTTTTATCTTTCTGGATACATTTATTACTTAACGAACCAAATCCAGTTGTAAATCCATATACGACTCGGTTTTCCTCCACCAATGTTTCAACAATTTTTCGTGCAGCATTTATTCTTGCAATAGCTGAATCAGATATTTTGACCGTATGCATATATTTAGATACTTGTATACATTTTTTAATACTAAGTTGTTTATTGCCAACAGTGATCATGTTTGTGCGAATATTTTTATCATATTTGATTGTGTTCTAATAAATTTTTTTTCAATTTTTTTGGAGCGTAAAAAAAAGGATCTGAGGATAAATATTATATAATTATCTCATTACAAACATGAAAATAACTATCAACTTAGACCCACCTGCAGGAACCAGAGACTTTTTTCCGGAAGATATGTGGATTAGAAATTGGATGTTAGACATTTGGAGAAACATATCCAAACAATTTGGCTTCAGCGAATATGACGCACCAGTCGTTGAATATGCTGATTTATACACCCGAACTTGCGTTGGCTGTACATAAATGAACGATTGTCAAAAAAGGAAACTGTATACGGTTAATAAAAGGGATGTTTAATCGTAATGGACTAAAATATTCGTGAGAAGCTAGTTTTGGCAATAGATCAAAAAAAATTGAAATTTTAATGTCAAGTTCTATTATATTGCAACATATATCAACAACAAATGGCAGCATACATTCCAAACGCTAACGGACTCCAATCAGTCGAACTAAATCTCCAGGCTATTGAATCCTTTTGTTCTCACGAACAAAACCAAGTAGGCGCAATTGGAATAATGACACGAGGATTAGCAGCTGATTCTATCCGCCGAACAACGATTCTCAAATCTAACATTCGACTACGCCGATGGACTCCTAAAAGTTTCAAGACGTTGATCAAAAATTGACATTAATAACGATAGACAAGGTATATCTTTGAACATTTCAAAAATGTTCGATGATATAATATCACCGAATATTGTAGAAATGACATTATCAAAAGATTATGATTTACCGATAAGCGAAAACATCTCATCTAGAGTTAAAATAATACACACATGATAAATAAAATTTTTATTTATCATATCACAAAAATAATTTTTAACACCAAAAAAAATTGATCAAAAAAATACACTATCACTTCAATCAAAAGATATGTATACAAATGTCCAAACATCGCAATCTAATTCACAAACTTTTACTTATCGATAAAATTACTAAACAATGTGACATACAATTTTTGCTTAAACAGAATCTAGTTAGTTTGCAATTTCAAAAAATAATTTTAGTCGATGATTTGAATACTATTACTCATGCGTTCCAATATATCAGCCTGGTAACCAGTTTTCATCATATAAAATTTAATGGTCAGCGATACTATGAAACATCAAATATGTGGGAAACACATAAAATTAAGAAACGACCAAAATATGACATTGATCATCCATGTTATGGATATGGTGAATGTGAATTATCAACACTAATTTATCCAAAAGGAGAAGATTTGATAAGATATGTATTGAGATGCAATTATGACGTGGCCGAAATGTTATCGCAAGACGAACAACCAAAATTTCTTAAATTTGTAGAGCAAATGTCAAAATATAAACTCAAAAATGTAATGTTTGTAGGATTCAATAATTTGACGATCAAAAACACATGCGGAAGAAATGAAGATCATAGAGGATCAAATCATTGCAATATTTACTTACCAATGCATGATAAAGTTGTAATGACGAAATTTGCGACTTTGTATGATTTAGCAATAGCATATTATAGATTAAAATCACATAAGTGGGACAGATGGTATGAATTATTTAGCTACGCGATGCCGGTGAGAAAGAAAAATGACATAATCGTAAATTTAGTATTTGATCATGGTTCGTGATAACGTTGCATCATAAAAATTGAATTTATTATAAAATAGACTCAATTTTTAGTGACAAAACTAATATGATGGACAAAGACAGTGCGATGATCTTGTTGTTCAAATCAGAGAATTTGTTTATGTTGGATAATAGTTTTCTCACAAAAGAAGGCCATCGAACGATCAAATATTGATATATTCAAATCTCAAGGCAATGATCTGGTCAGTAACATTGAATGAACAAATATTAGAGTTTCAAATCTCAAGGCAATTGATCTTGCCAGTAACATTGAATGAACAAATATTAGAGTGTTCAAAATCTCAAGGCAATTGATCTTGCCAGTAATATTGAATGAACAAATATTAGAATGTTCAAAATCTCAAGGCAATGATCTTGACAGTAACATTGAATGAACAAATATCAGAGTGTTCAAATCTCAAGGCAATGATCTTGCCAGTAACATTGAATGAACAAATATTGACACATTCAAATCTCAAGGCAACGATCTTGCCAGTAACATTGAATGAACAAATATTGACACATTCAAATTTCAAGGCAATGATCTTGCCGGTAACATTGAATGAACAAATATTGTCACATTCAAATCTCAAGGCAATGATCTCGCCAGTAACATTGAATGAACAAATATTGACACATTCAAATTTCAAGGCAATGATCTTGCCAGTAACATTGAATGAACAAATATTAGAGCGTTCAAATCTCATGGCAATGATCTTGCCAGTAACATTGAATGAACAAATATTAGAGTGTTCAAAATCTCAAGGCAACGATCTTGCCAGTAACATTGAATGAACAAATATTAGCACATTCAAATTTCATGGCAATGATCTTGCCAGTAACATTTAATGTTATAATATTAGAGTGTTCAAATCTCAAGGCAATGATCTTACCAGTAACATTTGAATGAACAAATCTCGAGGCAATTCTCTAGCCAGCGACATTGAACGATCAAATATTAGCGCGTTCAATTCTCTAGCCAGCAACATTGAATAATAAAATATTAACACGTTCAAATCTCGCGGCCAGTAACATTGAATGATCAAATCTCGTGGCCAGCAACATTTGAATAAATATTTGGGGATTCAAATCTCGAGGCAAAGTATGTGTACAAAGAAGCTGGCAAGTTCGATATTGAATACAAACAGAATAAAAATATAGAAAAATGTTGTATTTGTCTATATTTTTAGAAATTAAGAACAAGGATACGTCCAACAATAACAAGCGTTCGCACAGAAATCAGGTAATCCACTTTCTAAACATTGTGCAGGCAAAGTAAAGAAAGCATTATGAGTAGGAGGAAGATAGCTACGCATAAAAGTACTTGTATAAGATCCAACAAAAACAGAAGCAAAAGAAGGTAAACATCCACCAGAACCATCCGGAGATCCAGGGGATTGTTGTGTGAACCAATTTTTATATTGAACATTAGCAGGAGTCAAAACTTGAATATTGGAAAGAGGTTGACCACACGCGCCGACATCATAAGCTTGAGCAACATAAACCCCTTGATTAAGAAAGACACCAATATTATCAACGAGTAGGGAACGTTTATAAGTTTCAACTTGCCCGGAATAAGTAGCAGATTGGTTACCAATAAAAACCATACTAGTAAAACTGCAAATGGTGCCACCAAGACCGTCGGGAGTGACAAAATAACTACCATTTGTGAAAGTATATTGATCACCGAAGCCAGCTGTTTTAACGACATATCGTTGATTAGATCCATCAATCATAATTTCTTGAGTAGTATTGAGAGTAAATAAATTACCAACACCATCTTTGAAAAAAGTCAAGTAAAAGTCACCGATAGACCAAGAGGTACTAGTGAGGAAAGGATTATGGTTAAAAGACGGAGCGGCATTTAATTTGGAGTCGGATTGATCATCAGGAAAGATGGAATGATAGTATTGGATAGTGTCAGGGGAGATTTTAGAAAAATTTCCGGAAAGAACACGATCAATTGCCGGCCAGGTCAAGAAATGAGCAGGGAAAGCAGATACGGTCAAAAATAAAGCGATAAGTAAAGCAATCATTTGTTGTTAAAAGGATATAGAGAAAGAGGTGTCTGGCAAAAAAAAAGTCAATTTTTTTTTCGCATAAATGTTGGCAAATAGATCGAATAGTGTTTATTTTACTCGGATATGATGTTTTTTAATTGATAGAGTATTCAAAAAAGCTTATCTGTTTTTTTGAACAGAAAATGAAATAAAACGCTAAATGAAATTTTTTTGAAACTACAAAATATTACAAACATAAAAAGGAATAGATATGGTTACGAAATTTAAAATACTTAATATAATTTCGGAATAAATCTATTAAGCATATTAGATTTATCAAAATAGTCAAAATTGATAACCTTCCATTTCGGATACTCTATGAAAGAATATGAAAATGCAAAATATAAAGACATTCACTATTCAGAACGTGTAAGCGAGTTCGTCAGATGACAGGGTTATCGCAATGTTAATGGCCATTTTTAGGATTCTCTGTGTCAAAATACGGCAAAATGCCAAGATAATGTTATGTTCATTATTTTACGTATCGCGAAAAAAATCAAACTTGGAATGTTTATCCATATAATAGACTGACGCTATTAATGTTCAATTATTATTGAATGTTAATAGTGAGTATGATGTGAAATCTCTAAAGTTAGAATCAGTTAATAATAATATTCAACTATTATTACGTAATAATTGAACACGAATAACTCAATTTTAATTACGTTAGTGTGTATTATTTTATTAACATAAAATATAATAGACTATCCACAATAAATGTTATCGCTAAACGAAGATATTATTTTAGAAATATGCAACAAATTAAACGATCACGAAAAAATAAGTTTTACATCGATAACACAGAAGTTGGATTTATTGAAACGCAAACTGATATTTATAAATCAAATTGACGTATGCAAAATACAAAATTTACCATATTTCGATAGATTTGAATCTATAATACTATCAAAACCAGAAACAGTGCCTCCTAAAAACGCAAAAAATGTATATTATCGTACAAACGAATTAGTTTTCCCGGAGTTTGTAACACATTTGACATACTATCACGATTATGGATCGTCTTTACATCCTCCATTGATAAAGATACCAGATTCGGTAAAATATTTAACATTTGGAAATTATTTTAATCAAAATATTGATGGATGCATTCCGACTTCTGTGGCACATTTAAAATTTGGAGTTTTTTTTGCACATTCGATAAAAAATTGTATTCCAAATTCGGTGACAGATTTAACTTTTGGCGATGATTTTGACCAAGATATTTCGGGTAATATTCCAGAATCAGTGACTGATTTGACATTCGGTAAATCTTTTAATAGGTCCATCGATGATATACCTAAATCTGTAAAAAATGTAACACTTCACCCAAGGTATAATGTTTATATTGAACCGAATATAGCGCAAAGGATAACAATTACAAAAGCATGTCGGATGCGATCTATAGATAGCATCCTTCCACCATATTAGCTTTGCGATAAAAAATTGAATTTATTATTGCACCGCGGACAAAATCAATTCAAAACGAATAATAGTGACGTATTGTATCTGGTACTAATAAATTAAATATTTGTAATATTGTAAGATGTCCGACCATCGATAAACTTATAAATTTACAGGATTTATATTTGAATCAGAAACAATGAGACAACTTATCGATTTGCGAGAATTGTGGCATCGCACGATAAAAAATTTTGATAATTAAATTTTTTGATTATCAAACATTCATAAAAAATTGATTTATATTTTGCTAGACGAATCTTTAATATTATCAATTTTAAAAAAATGGACCACATTCTATACGACGACATCTTTGAAGAATTGAAACAATGGTTGAGACCGATTGATCTGTATAATCTCGTTCAAACGTGCAAATCATATCGTAAAATGATAACGATGAAAGACATCAAAACAAGTACAATACATGAAATTGATAGACGTTTGTGTGCAATTTTTGGATCAGATTATGATAAATTTGAACTTGTTCTCAAAAATTCGAATGCTGTTGTTGTTGGTTCGCTTATAACACAGTGTATTTTGGGCGAAAAATGGGATGATGACATTCATATAATCGTTGATTCTAATGAATTGAACTATTCATTCAATGAAACAACGAGAAAATTTATGTTCCAAGAGGAAGATTATAAACCCGGTAATGTGAGTGACATGAAAATAATAGAATACATTTCCTTAAAGTTTGGTTCAAACTTCATTTTTGATACACATCATAAAATATATAACGTTGCACTCTACATACGTGGAAAGAATATAATGATCGATGATATATCACAAATCGTTTATAAAGAACGACAGAAGTATGACATCTGTAAAAACACTTACAGATTAGGAGAATCGCTTCAATATATGCATATTCATCAAATAAATAAAATATTTACTAAGCATACTAATTTTTATCCTGATTGTGCGTTACACAAAAAATACAAAGCAAGGGGATTCTCATTTTACGATGCGGATGACAAGATCATGCCTGATCGCGATATATGGAGAAAAATGAACATTGATATTATTAAAGTTACGCCATGTGATAACAAATCACCCGAAGAAAGATTGCAAATATTGACTAAACAAGAGCATGGTTATGTTCATAAGAATTATATTCTCGTTTCAGGTTCAAGTCCAGAAGAAGATTTGTATTCAGTTTATCGATATCCCACACCCCAAGGTTATATTGTTTCCTGTTTTGGTGAAAGCAAAAAGGACTGTTTGTTCCAAGAAATGTATTCTGGAGTGGAACATTTGCATTATTTTTATGGCATTAATCAAACATTATTTGTTATTAACACATGTACTGACGTGAATGATCCCACTAATTTTTTATGATAAATTATAAAAATTGATTATTAATCTATCATATCCATCCTATCATATTTATCCGCCAACAAAGATGGAGAATATCATTTATGATGATGTATTGAATGAATTGAAATTATCAATGATACCAATCGATTTGTATAACCTCTCTCGAACATGCAATAGATACAATAAATCTATACCAATAAAATATATCAAAGAACGCATAATGAATGAAATAGATAGAAGATTGCGAATAATTTTTGGAGAAGATTTTGAGGAATTTGCAGCTATTTTTCGAAATTCGAAAGCAGTTATCACTGGATCATTTATAACACAATGCATATTAGGAGAATATTGGGATAATAATATTGATATAATTGTCGATAAAGACGAACTGAACGAACCATTCAGTTTCAATTTACATCTAAAAGATGAATTTCTTATTGCAAGTTTTAGAAACGATAAGAAAATAATAAGATATGCGTTTTTTAAGTATGAGTACGATTTGATATCAACTATGCCATATGAGTGTCTATATGTGACAAATATCATGTTTAAAGTAAACGAAACATGCATAACATTTGAAATAGCAGATCAACAGAAACATAATATTTGTAAGAATACGTATGGATTAGACAAAACAATGTTCATTTACACAATGAATGAAATATCCTCAAGATGCACTAATTTTTATCCAGATTTAGATTTGCATGCGAAATATCGAAAAAGAGGATTCAGATTTTATGATGATAACAAAAAGGTCGTCGCAAATTGTGATATATGGAAAAAAATGAACATCAATTTTGTTAAAATTACACCGTGTGATAATAAATCGACAGAGGAAAGATTGCAAATATTAACTACAAATGCGCGTGATTATGTTCACATTGAACATGTTATCGCAAATGAATATGGAGAAGATTTATATACTGTTCACAATGATTTGAAGAATCATCGATTTGTTTCTTGTTTTCATAAATTCATTACAAATTCTTGTTTGTTCAAAGATATGTATCCTGGAGTAGAACATTTGCATTCTTATGTTGATGATAATCAAACTTTATTAGTTGTTGACATAAGTAATTTTACTAGTACCAAATAACATAATTCATCATCATTGATGATGAATTATTTTAAAATTATGCTAGAGAAATGATGGCTGTATCCTTTTTACTAATTTATCTAATATGTCAGCGTCGATCGTGATATCATACATATATACTTGTTCATCTGAAGGCGCACCCATAAAAACAAAATCATCAAAAGTGTACATCTGTATTTCAGTCACGCCATCAACATAAAAATAACTAGGGTCACCACGCGTGTCGTTAATGTCATACGTATATATACAACAGACCACTTGGAATTCGTAATTTATATCAATTATGATAAATTTTTCATATTCACTTCGATTGCATCCACAAATTCCACATTGTCCTTTATTGATATATTTCGTTAATTTTGATATACATATGCTATTTCGTTCGTAATTTTTTGAAAAATGTTTAGTAATGTTAAAGGAGAATGACGAGAATATATTTTTTGGATAATTATATATATTATTTTGATCATATGATATATGTTTGGGACAAAAATATTTAATATCGCGAGTTATGAAGTCGAAAATTATTTTCCATAATTCAGACACCAATAATGGATTTCTATTGATACATAATTTCAAAACGATTAGGTTGATTTGGAGTTTTATAGGAATCAAACTTAGTTTACAAAATTTATGTTTGATGATCAATTTGTTAAGATAGTGCAAGTCCGTTCTGTTGTGCCAAAAATCGTTCCAATCTAGATTCATCGTTATTGTTAGTATTAATCTGATTGTATATTGATAGATATCATCGTCAATTTTTTGATAATGTATCAAAAAAATGATTCCTAAATTGTTACATGCATTTTGTCATAATACAAACAACAAAATGAACATAATACCTCCAGAAATTATGAATTATTGGATTAATAAAAATAACTCATTGGTATGCAGACTATGGCGCAGAATTTGGCGATCAAAACCGATGGAGATAACTTTAACGTATGATGACCGTATTCGTTTTTCCAAATTTAAAAATATAAATACGCTTTGTTTGAATGTTACCGAATCAATTAAAGATAGTACGATACAACGATTAACAACTATCACAGAATTACATCTGGATTATGATCTAGGATTAACTGGCACATCGTTTCAATATCTGACAAACATTACGCATTTAGAAATACGGCGAGGATCAGATATTGATGAAAAGAATCTGTTGTATCTTCCTAAATTGACCAGGTTAGAATTATGCGATGATCAACCGATATCCGATGAGATACTAAAAAAATTAACAAATCTTAGTCATTTGATGGTATATGGTGTATCAGAAGATGAATATAGTTGGATAACAGACGATTCTGTATCACGATTGACAAATCTAACTTATCTTGATATTGGATGGATATCAACTATCACTAAAAAATCCATATTACGTCTCGTGTCCTTGGTAGGATTAGAATTGCATTCTGTACCAACTGTCTCAGATAAATTGATTAAAATGTTAACAAATCTTACGCAGCTTATAGTCTCAGATATCGATAAAATAACCGATTTTTCGATAAAAAAATTAACTAGTTTGACGAGTCTTGATTTGCATGACATGGAATATATAACTGGCAAATCAATAACACGACTAAAGAATTTGACAACACTGTTCCTTTGGAAACAAAATATTGCGGGGCGTCATTTGAAACGCATGACTAATTTAAAAATATTGACAGTATATCCGGATGTTCATATATCTGGACGAACGATTAAATGTTTGACAGGACTTGAATGTCTTGAATTATGTAATAATAATCTTATCAAAACTAATGATTTGGCAGGATTAACAAAGGATATGTGACCAAATGTAAAAGGATAGGTAAGTCAAGGATCCGAACAATATTTCCAGACAGATTACGATCATCGGTGCAAGAAATAATATGGATTGGATACATGAATTGTGATTCAGAACATCCAATCACACGAATAATTACCAAATGCCTTCTCGAAAAATTTAACAACCTCCATTTTATTATATGCATGTTCATCATCATCAACAATTCGAGGATGATATAAATGTATCATTAATTTCTAATCAAAATAATTTTTTAATAATCAAGAAACGAACATCAAAACATAATAAATGAGACATCTCTAAATATTTAGTAATATTATGATACTATTGATGGATTTTAATTTGTGGCATAGTAGGCTGCTTGATCAAAACATATAATTGTTTGCGATATAAACAAGAATTGATTAATGAATTAAAAATGACAAATTTGAATGAGATGCCATGGGACATAATAAAGACGATATTTGGTAATCTAACAGATAGAGAAAAGGTAACCTTACGATTTGTGTCACAGAAAATGAAAAGATGCACAAAAAAAAGAGGAAAAAAATATTACATTGATTTTATAGACGAAACAATAAGACGAGGAGAACAATCGATATTTAGATGGTTATGTAATATGGGATATTATGGAGATGAAAAAAGTTGCAAATTATTGATAGATTGTAATAGAATAGAAATGCTTGAGTATGTAACAAAAACAAATTGGGATCCATTTATTGATATATGTTCACGTATAGTGTATAATGGTAACAAAGAGATGATGAAATGGGCGATTAATGGTGGATATAAATTGAGTCCATTTTGTCACGCGTTTATCTCAAAAGGAAAATATGATGAATGGAATGCATTGGAAGTAGAAAACGGACGCGAAATGCATGGATATGATCCTTATTTTTATTATGTTATGAAAGGTCTAGATTTGGAAGATAAATGGGAATTCGCGAGAAATTATATTGGCAGATGTGGAAATCTTGAAGAGATAAGAAGATATATAATGGATCAGGCAAGAGATGAGATAAACAAGGAAGAAGAGAGGGATGATGAGTACAGTCTTACAGGTTGCGGACCTGAATTAGAATGGAGATACGACGAATTAGAAAGGAAAATAAAAGGGACTGAGAACGTCGAAGAGATGATAAGGATAACCGACGAACATTTTGAGATAAATGTTAAATTTAAACATAATTTTCCAGGATGTGAACAGGGGCTAGATTTAGCATATAGTTTAGAACGGAGAACGGAACGTGTGGAGAGCACCGAGTCAGACGATGAACGTCACAAGTTTGTAGACGATGAAGACAGCGACGAACAGTTTTAAAAAGAGTTATGATAATTTACAATGTGAATTATTATAACAACCAGAAAGTATATAAAACAAGTAACTATGATACATAAAAATCAACAAAATATATAACGTTCAATATAATATTTGTATTCCTTCAACAAAAAAGTAAACTTTACAGCAACGATAGTCGATGAGTATTTTGAATCCATGGGTACAATTTAAATTATTATTTCAAAATGTTGAGATAATAGTTCAATTAAATGTCAGTAGAAGAGATAGTTAACATTCCAAGTTTTTAAATAGATTCGTAACCCTAATAGATCTTTTTTTTGAACACTTTTGTAATCCAGCAGAATCAGCTAATATTATGCATCTCTTTTTGGCACGAGTAATAGCAGTATACAACAAGTTCCTAGACAACAAACGATCACCCATCGAGGAATGTATAACAACAACGACATCATCATAACCTTTACCTTGGGCCTTATGAACTGTCATAGCATACGCAAGTTCAATCTGCTCTAAAAGATTTTCATCATCGTACGTGATAGATTTAGTTTTTTTACCATATAAATTACTGTCATCTTCGTAGTATTTACACGCCATTCTATCATTCCTTTTTTGATCAACAACCAAAATGGATCCATTATAAATTCCTAACTTCTTATCATTTTTTTTATGCATAATTTTATCGTGTGTCCGGAAAACATAGTTTGAAAAAATGCGATTTCCAAGAGGATTATATTTATGTTGCAAATTTTTGTTTGCCTCAATCGTACAAATTCCGTTTTTTTTAGTAGGTATCAAAATACAACTTTTTTTGTAATCAATTTCAAAAGAATCAATAATCTTTTCTAAATTAAGATACATTTCATCTTTATCAGAATGTATCAAAATTAATTCCTTACTGTCCGGTTGTAATTCTTTACCATCCAATACTAACTTCGCATTATTGATCACCGCTGGACATTTCTTAGATCGATAATTTTTTTCTAATATTGTATATGGTATATGTTTAGAATTAATCATATCTTGCAATAATTCTCCTGCATCAATGGATGGCAATTGATTTTCATCGCCCAATAGAATTAATCTCATTTTATCTTGAATGACCTTAGTTGTATTAAAGAACCGCCACATTACATCAGTGCATACCATAGACATCTCATCGATAAAAAATATGAATTCATCGTGAATACTTTTGATATCTTCAATGCCATCAAAATCAGATTTCTTATCATTATTTAGTTCGTTATTCCACAAAAATGAATGAATCGTAGATATCGAAATCAAATTGCCGTTTTTTAAATCTTGCAAAGACTCATCAGCTCTAATTTTTTCAACAGCTGCTCCTGTTGGCGCAAGGATATATATCATAACATTTTTAGGGCTTAATTGACGCGCAATATGACTGATGATGCTGGTCTTACCGGTCCCAGGTGCGCCACTGACAATACTTAAACAATTTTTTAGGGCAGTATTAACTGCTTGAATTTGTTTATTATCTAATTCAGTATCAGCAACTTCGTACGCATTTGCGATACGATAAGATTTTTTTCCTTTTATCATATGAACCGGTTCATTTTTTACTAATTTCAAGCATCTTTTTTCGATCTCCTTTTCTTGAAAAAAGAATTCAGATGTTGTAAAATATTCGACGTTTTCAAATTTTATTCGCTTCATTGATTTTATCAATTCGGATACGTTAATGTACGCATAATCACGGCATGCAAATTTAATACCCTTCAATGTAAAATATGATATCCCCTTATTGGTTTTAAATACCATTTTAATAAATGCATCTATTCTTTTTGGATCATCATTATTATATCCTAAAAATAGTGCAGCATTATCACATATTTTTAAGGGCACTTTGCAAAGTATATACATATCGTACATTCTCTTCTCGATATCTGTAACATTTTTAAATTTTTCGATTAAATTTTTTCGATACTTTGAATGAATTCCATGTTCGGCCATAAAAACATCGATTTCGACTGACGATTGACATTTCCATTTATTAATTTTTTTGATCTGGTCGTCTATTTTTATCCCTCTAAACTTCAAACTTTCTAAATCTTCAGTTTTGTACAATAACATATCAATAATATTTGTCGGATACTTTTCGATAATGTTCTTTGAAAAGGCAGGAGATAAATCAATTACATTTGTCATCATTTTTAATAAAGATTTGTTATCTAATAATTTAATGTGTTTTACAAAAATAATTTCGTTCTGTTGACCATATTTGTTACTAATTTTTTTTTGATAAGATACCTCAATTTCATATAGCGCACTTATTTTAATACCGTAAGAGACGAAAGAGATGGTATCATTTTTGCATTCGATGTCATAAATATAAACATTATTGCACCGCGAAATTTCTTTGATCACTTTTCCTATAACTGTAAGCATCATTATGATATATATACGATTTATTCTTTTATATTTTCACTAACAAATTTACGAGTACAGTGGAGATATATCATTCCTGTACAGAAAATATGGTCAACGATAATAAATAATTACAAAAGAGATCAATGTTGACATAAAACGTATAAAAATAATGTGATATATTAACAACAATGTCACGAGAAGCGCACAACGCATATATGAGAGAGAGGATAACATGTAATAAATGTGGCGGCTATTATACAAGGGTAAATAAGCAAAAACATATGAAAACAAAGTCACACAAAGAGAACACGAACGATGTTGAAGAATTGAAAATGTATTTAGAAGAATTAATGGAAAAACAGAACAAAAAAATAAAAAAACTGGAGGATTATCGTGATAAGGAAATAGAAAAGTTAAATAGACAGCTTAAAAATATGTAGCGTAACTATAATACAATGAGCAAATTTAAAAAATATTATGATGATCCAGAATATAGAGAACGATATTTAACGCAGCAACGAGAAAAGATAACATGTGTAGGTTGTGGTGCAGTCGTGAGCAAAGGAAGTTATGTGATCCATTTGAAAAGTGAGAAACATATAAATAATTTAAGAGAAAACGATGAAGATAAACAAAAAATTGAAGAGGATCGTGCAGAAATAGAAAGAGTAATTAATAAAAAAATTCGTGCAATTAAAAGAAAAAAACAGTCAGATGAAGATAGAATAAATAGGCGAATAAAAGAATTGATCAATATGAGATAATTATGATTACATCATATTGGATATACAATATTCGGCAAAATAAATATAAATATAATATAGCCATAATGTATCAACACATTATGGAAAAATTTTTAAGACCCTTTAGAAAGTGCGAAAAAGGAGATCCATTTACCCACACATCAATGATTGGTGGGAAATGGGATATACCAGACTATAAAGAAGACGAATTTCTTAAAGTATATGCTGATGAGATAGACAACGGCAAAGCACTGTTTATGACAGAAAAACATATACCGAACAATGGTCCAATAGTAATAGATTTAGATTTTAGATTTGCCAAAAGAGATCACAAACGTCCAGTCAATAGAAATGTCAGAAATATAATTGCAAAACATTTGACAGATATTGTAAAATCGATATTTGGAGATAAACATAAATATACATGTATTGTGTTACAACGACCAAAGCGATATCCTAAAGAGGAAGAATGGTCAGATGGATTACACATTCAGTTTCCGCGCATTAATTGTAAATACGATATCCAATTTGAAATAAGAAAAAGATTTATGGAAACGTTCGTAATACCGGTCAAATGCACAAATTCGTATGACAATATATATGATGAAAGTGTTATAAAATCAACAAATTGGTGTATGTTTGGAAGTACCAAAAAGAACAAGGAACCTTACACTATGACCGAGATCCATAATGACAAAAAAATCATTTGGGATGAAATGTCAACGTTGGAAAGAGTTAAACTTTTGTCAATAAGAAAAGGAGGAGATCCGATCAAACCAATTGATAAATTATGTCTCAAATTACATAACAAAGTTACAGACAAAGTTCTCAAGAACAAAAAAGTTATCAAAGAGGTTCCAAACAGATCTAGTAAAATTGCTGTATCAAAGCGAGACACAGAATATAACAAAGAGGAAATTGCGAATCTGTTAGGTATGTTAAACAAACAACGATGTAACGATTACAAAGAATGGAGAAACGTAGGGTTGATACTCCATCATTGTTCTGTTAACAATACAAACGACAACATCGATTTTTTGAACATGTGGGACGATTGGTCCAAACAAAGTAAAAAGTATGAAAAGGGCATGTGTAAAAAAATATGGAATAAATTTACTGACAACAATGAAAAGGAATTAACATTATCAAGTCTGTATTATTATGCACAACAAGACGATCCTGAATCGTATAAGATGTCTAAAATGAGCGAATACATGAACGATCTTTGTGTGAATACCAAAATTTTTCAAAACAACGCAAAGAAGAACAGAGAATCTACCTCAGAGAATATATGTGATGCGTCATCTCTACAAAATATTGTATCTGATGATAATGTAGGCAACGATTCATCTCGATCTAGTAATGATATAGATGACGCTTCATCTCGATCTAGTGATGATGTAGAGGACGCTTCATTTCAATCGAGCAATGATGTAGACGACACTTCATCACGATCGAGTAATGATCGTACTAACAAAGACAACCCAAAACGTACAAATGACAGTGCAACACAAAGTATCAAGAAGAACTGTAAAGCTAAACTAGAAAACATAAAAAAATCTAAACAGAATAATGACGATCATAAAGAGTCTGAAATTGAAAATTATATTTCAATGCAGCAGGGACAAATTCCTATCGAAAAATTCAAGATCAAAACACTTATTAAAAAACAGCACGGTGTAATTGCTGAGTTAGATACTCAGAATTTTTGCCCGTTCGTCAAAGGTAACCATAAAAAGGATTGTATGTTTGTGTTGTTTACTAAACATGGTTGGTGTTTAAAATGCGCAGATTGTCCATACGATCAGTATCCAGAAAACGGTTTGGCAACTTTGTCCGACCATATGTTACAAAAATTTGGAGTTGACATTTGTGATGATATTTCTGCATCCGATTCGTTTGCTATTTATGAACCGGAACATAATATATTTAGTGATAGGACACTAAACAGACTGGTTTATTTATCGTTAAATGGGACAGCCACAAAGTTATCTGAATTAATACACTACTTATACAAAGACAGATTTAATTGCATAGGCGAAGGGGCCGAATGGTATGAATTTAATAATCATCGTTGGCGAGAAGGTGCTTCTCTTGTTTTGTTCAAACTGATTTCGACCGATGTACCTAAATATCACACTAGACTCATCAAATATTATGAATCAATAAAACCTGAAATAGAAAACGCAAAAACTGCAAAAATTTTAATGCACATTAACAATGTGATATTTGCAGCAACCCGAGCTATCAAACATTTAGAAAATATGCAACTCAGAAACTCTATCATGCAAAACGTCGCAGCTACATTCTATCTTGATGATAGAGATTTTGAAAAAAAATTGGATGCAAATAAGTATTTATTGGGATTTGAAAATGGAATATACGATTTGAAGACCCATGTATTTCGAGATGGATTGCCATCAGATTATGTTTCAATGTCGGTCGGATATGATTATATATCAAAACCAAATGAATACAACAAAGATCTGACAGAATTTTTGAACAGCATTCAGCCATGTGAAGAGGATAGAGATTTTCTATTAAAACACACATCATCAGGATTGTGTGGCGTAAATAGAGAAGAAATTTGTGTTGTATTGTCAGGAAAAGGTAGAAATGGTAAAACTAAATACAAAGATTTAGTTGGACTTACATTGGGATGTTACTTTGTTACGTTTGATAGCAATATTCTAACATATCCTCGACCAGCTCCGTCGGCACCCCAAGCTGATTTGATTGCTTTTAAGAAAAAGCGATTTGCGTTGGGGTCAGAACCCGAGCAAAAGGATGGTGCAATTAAAACATCATTTTTTAAATTTATTACAGGAGGTGAAATGATACCATGCAGAGGATTATATGATAAAAAAATAACAGAATTTGAGCCCACACACAAAATAGGTCTATTATGTAACAAAATCCCGAACATGGACGAAAATGATGACGAAGCAGTGTGGGATCGAACACGATGCATAGAATTTCCCACAAAATTTGTTGACAATCCCGATCAACCTAATCAACGGAAAATTAATCGGGATCTGAAAGAATCTTTGCCATTATGGAAACAAGATTTCATGCTTGTGTTGATTGAAAAATACAAAGAATACCAAAAAACAGGATTAATCACAACACAAAAAATTATGCAGTTCACGAAAAGTTATAAAGATGATAACGATATTTATTTGCAATTTTTGAACGATTGCACAACTGCATCAAAAACTCATGTGCATATGAGTACGTTATATGACTGTTTTACCACTTGGTTTCGACGAGATAGTCCGAATCAAAAAATTCCGTCTAAGAAAATGTTCTGCGCAGGATTACGAAATCATAGGACTATTGAAACGGTGCGAGTTGATAATAAAATAACGACTGGTATTAAATTTATTATCATTTGTGACGAACTCAACAATAGTAAATCTGATGTAAATTATGATTTATTGGATGAATAATTGAATTATATATACAGTATGTATAATTC